TGCCGTGATCTCTGCCGCTTCCGCGTTGGAAAGCTGCCCCGCAGCCGCTAACTGCAGAACGCCGCGCGCCGCATTCATCGTGTCTGCGACGCTTAGCCCGGCCTTGGAGAGTTCCAGCATCGCCTCAGCCGCGTCCGACGCGCTGGTGCCCGGCAAGGTCAAATCCTCGCCAAGCTCCTTCGCCAACGCATCGAGAGCGGCCATCTCCTCAGCCGTCGCCTCGCTTGCCGCCTGGAGTACCCCCATCGCCCGGTCATAATCCACGCCAACGTCCAACGCCGCCTTGCCAAGCAGCAGCAGTGGGGCAGTGACGCCCAGGGTCAGCTTCGACCCTGCGCTTTGCATACTGGACCCGAACGAGTCCATGCTCTTGGAAACGCTGCCAAGCGCCGCCTGCGCGCCGCTCGCATCGCCTCCGATCACCACCATCAGTTTTGCTGCCGTCGTTGTCAACGTCTTCTCCGTCTATGCCCTTCTGCGCGCGCTCTCTGGCTTTGCGTGTTCTTGGCTCTTGCCTCGGCTTCTTCTGCGCTCAGCGCCATGCTCAGCCAGGCGCTTGACTTCTCTGCCAGTTCCCAGGGGGGAACCCCCAGGTATCTGGCTGCCCGGATCAGCGGGTACCACCCCGGGCACTCGCCGGCGGACGCACCGTCAGCGAGCCACGTCGCGAGTTTTTTACTTCTTCTCGCGAAGCGTTCAGATCGTTCGTGATCGCCATGACCACCATCCCAACCAGTTCGTTGGGAAGCTGGCGCAGGCGCTCCAGGTCCGTCGAGACGATCTGCGGCTGCCCGTTCGCATCCACCAACGGGTCCCCGTTCTCGTCTTCCTCCGCCAAATCCCACCCGGCCAGCACCTCCGACAGCAGATAGGCCATAGCTCCTGCCGGCAGCCGCTCCGCCATGATCTTGGCGTAAGTCTCTTCGAGCTCCGGAGTGTAGCGGTTGGGGAGAAATTGCACGTGCAGGGCGTTTTCGCCCTCCCCAACCGTACACTCGCCTTTATTGCGTACCAGTGCGCTGATCTGTGGCATAGACCTCCTACAGGCTGGTCAGTTCGTTGACCAGCGTAATCTCCAGGGCCTTGTTGTCCCAATCGGGATCGGACACGGCCACTAGGTTGAACGGGCTGGTCTTCAGCCCTTCCGCTTCGCCGAACTCTCCCGGCTCGTCCACCGAAACGCACATATCCAGCCGGAACAGGTAGGTGTATGCGTCTTCGATCACATCGCCGACCGCCTCGATCCGGATGTGCTTCTTCGCCCCCGCTTGGAGCGTCTCCAGCCAGGCCAGGCCCTCTTCATCCGCTTCCTGCTCGATAGCCAGGGTTGCATCCGGCGCCGTCTCGGTCACTTTCCCGAACCCACGCCCGTACCCCGACCGCAGCAGAAAGACCGGAGAGAACCGGTTCCCAATGGCAAACTCGGCTTTGTAGACGCCGGTCAGCGCTTCCGCCGTGTCGAGATCGGCGTGGGTATCGGCCACGTACACATCGATGGTCTCCGGCAGGATCGGCACCAGGTCGAGCGCCGTTGGCGCCGCGCCCTTGACGGTCTCGGCGATTGCGATATCTCCCAGGTCGAACGTGTCTGTCGCCGTCATCAGCGCCACGTCCGTCTGCCGGTAGGTGCCCTTGAACTCCACGACAACCCCGGTGCCGGGCAGCGGCCCGCCCGTACAAATCACATCGCCAACCGCGATATTGGAAAGCGCCTCGAGCGCAGCCTGAACTGTTGCAGCCGTCGCGTCGTAGGCGATAGTCGCGGTTTGTTGCCCGCTGAACGTCAAACGGAAGCTGCCGCTCGTTGGCGTTCCACCGGAGACCGTGATGGTCTGCTTCTCGTTCGTGCTCATTTGCACGTCGTCTTCCATTGCAGACCCGAACATCGACCCCGAAAGCTCCAGCCCTTCCCGCGAGAACGCAATCCCAAACTCCGGGATCGTGCCGCGCACCACCCGCTGCGCCCGCTCGACGCTCCCTTGTTCGACGGTCAAAGTCTTGACCGTATCACGTTCCGACGCGCTGGGCGCAAACATCCATTTGTAAGCTGCTGTAGCGCCCTGTTGTTCCGGGGCCGCGTAGTTCAATACGCAGGCCAGGGGATATACAAGCTCGTTGAACGTCGCCACGCCGGCGAGTTTCCCCTCCGACCATTCCTTGTTCGGGACAACGATCGTATTGAACTTGCGTCCCTGCGGGCGAAACTTCAACGTCTCGGCCTTCGCCCCGAACGCAATCGACAGCGCCAGGAGCTCCCGCGTTGCCGCAACTGCCGTTCCAGGCGTTGACTCTACGCCCACCTGGATACGCTGATTGATGGTTGAAACTACCGTTGTAGTAGACATATGCCTCCTATCGTACTTGAATCAGAAATATTGCTCCCAGGTGGTAGATGCGCTTGCCGTCTTCCACTTCCACCAGCTTGAAAGGACGTTCTCGCACGCACGCCAACACCTGCCCGCCTCCGTCGACAGTCCCGTAGGTCTGCCGGTGTAGCCGGGCGTCAATGGCTGCCGCAATGCTCGTCAGGCCAGCGAAACCGTTTGCTGGCGTGACCGCCTTGACGATCCACGTTCCGGTGGTCATGATGCGAGCGCCGTTCACGCCCATCACATCATTGGGCGTTTGGCATTGGTAGATCACCAGCGGGAACTGCGCCCCGCGAGGCGCAAAGTCCGCGTAGACCCGATCTCCAACGCCAACGGCATCCCCTGCCAGCCTTTGCAGCAGCCAGGTATCGACCGTGATGAGTTCATACCCCGCCGCTGGCATCCCCGTACTCCTGCGCCAGGCGCATCCGCAAAATGCGCAGCTCCACTTCGAGTTGAGCGTTTTTCGCCGCCAGATCGTTGATCATCTCGCCCATAGCCCGCATTTGCAGGCGCAAGGCCTCGATCTCGTCTTTCTGGTCGGCCATCTGCTGCTGTCCGGCGATCCTGCTGTTGAGAACCTGCATATCAGCCTCCCACCGCCTTCTTCATGGCCGCCTGGAAGAGCGGCCACTCCGCCGCCGCTGCCGGCTCCATAAACGGGCGTGGGGCTACGTGCGCCGTCCCGAACTCCAGCCCGGCAGCGTAGTCCCGGCTGGTAAAGACGACCCCGGTCAACCCGCCGTTTTCGAAATCGACCTGGATCGAGTTCACCAGGTTGCCGTAGTCGATTGCCGGCGCCTCGCCCGGCGCGCTGGCCTGGTGGGTGCGCCCGCCCGGCCTGGGATACTCGCGCCCGCTCTTCGGCGGCCCCATTGACTGCTTGACCCGCGCCGAAACGTTGAACGCAGCCACAGCCACGGCGCCGACAGCCTTCGCCTGCATCTGGGCTGTTAGCAGCGGGATGTTGTTGAACTCAGTTACCAATCTGACTTTGATCATAGGTAACCGCCGCCCGAAGGGAGAACTCCCAATCTCCAAAGGAAACCGAGAGCACACGATACTGCCGGCTGCCAACGAGAACGATGTCGTCCTCCTGAACATCGGCGTCATGAGGGAAAGTAATGGTGAACTGGTCTCGATTCTCGATCCGCTCCCCGATCACCTGCCCGATCAGGCTCAATCCTGGCCGCTTATCCGCCGTCATAACCCGGCAGATCGACTCCGTGATAAGCTCAGGCTCCCCGGTCTGCCCACCTGCGTCATCTGCCTCCAGGGTCCGGCGATACACCTGCGCCGTCTGGAACATCTGGCTCTCCAGCGTTGCCCGGATCTCCGCGATCTCTGTATCGCTCAGCGTAGCAGCGACCATCAGAACCTGTCCTTCTGAGAAGGCGCCAGGTCAGACCGCACCAGGCGCGCCGTCTTGCTCCCGCCGCTTCCCCCGGAGCTTCCGGAGGAATAGCGATAAATCTTCGCCATGTCAACGCAGTGCTTGTGCATCGCTTCCCGGTCGAAGCGCTGCCAGTCTACGGAGAAATTGACCGCCGTCCAGGTATGCGCCGCCTTGATCTCCCAGATCTGGCACGCTGCAGCTTGCAGGTCGTAGGCGAACCCCGACCAGTACCGCGCCGCGCCTTCCTGGTCTTCGGAGAACACAACCGACAGATCGCGCTCGCTCAGCGAGTAATCCGCCTGTTCGACCACGGCCCCAATGGAATCGGTCACCCGGAAAGCAGTGTCGTCATCGGCAGTTACGCCCTCGATGGCCTTGATCGATCGGGGAAGTTCGTAGCGCAGATATACCAGGGACCCGGATAGCTGCTCGGAGCGCGGTTGGAGCATCACCATGTCGAGCCGCTCTCGATGTTCGTCGAGAACGTCCTGCAAGTGATCGTCGTTCCAGTATGTCTGGTCTCCAATCGAGTAATCCGACTCGTTGGTTTCAGTCATCTGGCGCAGACGCCGTATCAGTTGTTCCATTCCGGTGCGGGCCATCGCCTGTTCTCCTCTGTGTAAATCCAGTCCAGCCCACGCTCACGCCGCGGGAAGTTCTCTGGTATATCGGCTTCACCTTCAACGTACTTCCATCCTGGTGGCAGGGCTTGTTCATCCCACATCGCAGTAGGAGCCGATCCGTAGGGATCGGCCT